AGAGTTACCAGTAGCAGCAACAGTAGGGATGACATAATCAGTAGTATCTTCAGGGTCTTCCTGCTCAAAGCAGAAGTTTTGCCAGTGTTCCCAAACGAGACGGTTTGGTACAAAAAAGAAAAACCAGTCCAAATAAATATTATCCATGATAGGCTTAACAGGAGTAGCCAAACGAGCGAAGTAATTAACAGACATACGTGTAGTATCGCCAGGCAAAACCTCGTCAATAAATACAGGTATGAGCTTACCTGAATCAAAAGTTGTTTTATAAACATGGGAACGGTCGAACTTAGTCCTCTTCATATACATTGCAGGAGCATCGCTGAAGCGATGTCCTCGAACCCTAATATTACGAGCCAAATTTTCACCTTCTTTGAAGTGTAAACCTAATAATTAACCTAAAGCAAAATATTATTAGGTTCTAGATTATTTTTGCGTCACCTACGCCAGTTACATCAAGTAAGTAACTGGCTTCGGTGACGCCTATTTTTGTGTTTCTTCATTATCTTGTTCTAAAGTGTTACTTTTTTCTTGTGTTTGTTTACTACTTACGGACTGTTGTGGTTCATCAAAGGTATGTTCGCTACTATACAGACCTTGCTGTTGGAGATATTCGAGCGTTGCAGGATCATTCAATCGGTCGATAAAATTCATAGGATCGTGATCAAATTTTGCTCGAACGTAAGCGGGCAAACTGTAGAATTCTTCACGAACTCCAGACACAAGCTCAAGAGCTGTACTGTAGTCACCGGGAAGCGTTGCATCTCCGAACTGCAGATAAGCGTATTGCGAACTATCGCCGAGATCAAGAGTCATAATACCTTTCTGACCGTCTGCATACTTATTTACGATGTAGTTAATATCAGTTTCATCTTTCTCGTCCTGAACGGTAAGAGAGGGCATCGTAAACTCAATACCGCAATGATCATGTTCTTCTACAGGATCATAAGCTGTCTTAAATTTCATAGTTTCACCTCCTTTCGCAGGCGCCTAGACGCGGCGAGCGTGGCGTACAAAAAAAGGGCGATCTCTGTGAGATCGTCCTTTTTCTGATACGCTCTTTATTAGATTATCATTCAGTAGAATTATTGTCAATAGTCGACACATACTCTATGGCGCGACCAACAATGACAGGAATGTGGGACTCGTCACAATTCTCAATGTAATAGCGACCGTCGCTGTCACCGAGATTGCCAACATAATATAAAGTAAAATCTTCAGGATACTTTTTAATAAGCATTTTATCATCGTTAACTATACCCTCAAAAGCTCGCAGAGCAAGCATATCATTGTGATAAACCTGCGGAGGACTGAACTGTTCAGCCTTGGAATCATAAATGGAATAAAGTCTCAGCGGAACCATCTCCTTTTCTAAGTGCAACTAAATACCTGCGAATCATAAGATATAACCTAGCTGATATAACATAGTAGTCATCATCAAGGCGAATAACTTTAGAATCATCAGGTTTGAAATGGTAAGCGGCATATTTACTTCCACGAAAAGAATAATTAAAAGTAATATCACGCTCACAACAGAATTTTTTTACAGCTTCAAATTCACTAATAAGTATCACCTCGTTTCCGACTTAATGATAACACAGTCACAATACCTTGTCAAGTTTTCTGCCAAGAAAATGTTTATATTTACTTTCCTGGACACGGCAACGGTCAACCAAACGATCAAAAGTATTGTTCTCCAGGTTATGAAGCATCTTCTCAATACGGTTATTACGAATAAACTCCATCCAGTGAGGATGCGTTTCGTCAAATTTCTTATCATAATAACGAGGAGGACGCATCTTCTTACCGTTGATGACAACGAAATCGTTAGCATAACATTCTTCACCATGCTCTTCAAGCCATTTTCCGCCTATGCCAGGGCGATTGGATGCAAGCATAAACTCAGGCGTACGGCCTTTATAATAAGCCGCAGCTTTACTTCCAGTCTGCTTTTTAACTATGTAACGGGCGACATAGGCAGCAGCGTCAAAACTAAACTCGCCAATAAGATGCATACCGTATTTCCAGACCCTGGCAAAGCGAGCAGAAGTATAAGTGCTATAACCGTCTGTACGGAACCGAAAAATTTTGTCATCAAAATCAATATTAAACAAGATGTAATGATAATGGGGGCGACCATGAAGTTCACCATATTCACCACAGCCGAGAAAGCGAATACCACTGCCATACTCACGACGAAGATTTTTCATGAAAGTCTGATGAAATTTTTTGCTTAAGCTTTTATCACGTGGCAAATGATAATCGTCAAAAGTGCAAGTAACGAAATAAGCAGAAGACGAAGAACGGGCTTCGTGAACAGCACGGACAGCCCATTGTCTACTATTTTCGAGACGACAACCGATGCATTGTTTGCAAGAACAACGAATGAAACGGCTATCGCCAGCAAGCTCAGGGTGAGCGGCAAGGCTACCGTAAAAACTATAATGCTGCTTTCCATTTTTCGTAACAGCTCCTTCGACTGGATACATAAGAATAGGATTATAACAAACCATATTAATCACCTGTACCGATTGTATCAGGACTAAATCAGAATGTCAAATCCTAAATCCACCTCGTCCTACTCTTTTAAAATTTCTACGACGAGATCTGGAGGTACGCCGGAAAAGGCGTCGTGAACCTCGCTTAGATAAACGGCGACGTCTCATTTAGCATCCCTCCAAGAACCGAAAAAACGGCCAGTTTTTTTAGAATCATTCTTATCAGCAACTGGTTCAACAAGCTGCGCAACATCGGCCTGAAAGTCCGAAGCAACTTTTTTAGCAGTAACAGTATTCGAAGAAGTTTTACCTTTCAGAGCTTCAATTAGATCCACAACTTCCTGAATAAAGGGAACAACAACAGAAACAATAAAAGTCAGAATCATAGTAGTTTTGTTAGACATAAAAATTATCTCCTTCCAAAATAGCGACCTCCGAGGAAGCCTATAACATTTTTGACAGTAGAACCAACACCGCTAGCGACAGACCTGGGAGCACCTGTAAGACTTTCAATATTTTTATAGAAATCACGTTCCATGCCTGCCATTTCAGTTTGAATGTTATCAAAAGCGGCGGCAGAATTAGCACGATTAGCAGAAGCAATGTTGTTCAAAACACCAGAGCTAAGGTAAGAACCCTGAAGACGAAGGTTTTCAAGCTCCAAATTCATCTTTTCAAGCTCATAACCAAGACGTTTTTCATAAGTCTGCTCACGAAGATTCAAATCATTTGCAAGAATACCATTCTGAAGAACTATACCATGGGTGCTCTGACGCACAGAATTGGCTTCTGCGACGTTTTTATCAATTTGAGATACTGCAAGGTGCTCGGCATTCTTAGCCTGCCTTTCAGCGGCACTAGCGGCTTTAGCAGAGTTCATAGTAGAACCAATATCACTCATACCTACAGAAGCAGCTGAAGCTCCAGATATAGAACCGCCTATACCATTAGTCGCAGCAAGAACAGGATTAAGACCAGCTTTGCGCATATCTTCTGCAGCCCACTGATAACGATGTTGATAATTTTCAACGTTCCACTTGTTAGCTTGTTCTGCGTTAGCAGAATTGTAATGATTCTGAACTGAAGATCCAAGAACAGAACCAGCGATGCTGCCTAAAGTATTAGAAAGCCAAGACATAAGACCAGCTCCTTTTAGAAATGATCAACAAGGCCGGGTGTACCAAACATAGGCATAGGACGCACAGTAGTGTAGCGGAAGCCTATGTCAAGCAAGAACTCAGGCTCATCTTGAACAGCGACAATGCGCTTAACAGGTGGATTTTCCACTATAAATTCTTCGTTGAGAGTCGGGGCATTATTAAAGAACTGTGAAAGGTGCCAAACGTCAAGGTTACCATCGGTTACAGAGCTACGGAACTTGCCTGTAATCTGCGAAGGTTTATAACGATATTCGGCATAACGTTCCTGATAGCCAAAAACAGTAGTATCAGCTTCAGAACCCTGGGCATAGATCTCACGAAGCTCAATAGCCTGTTCGCCAAGATGCGCGAATGTGGGCCAATAAAAATCATAAACCGTAGAGCGAAGCCACATCTTGTTAATACCCTGCTGATAAGTAAGGTCGGCGCGAGCACATACAAAGCCAAAAACATAACCATGTTCGACAAAAGACTTAGTAAAACCATGGAACTTAGCGGCAGTAACACCATAAGCAGAGAGATTGCCCTGAGGGGAGGTGCTGTCGGTTGCAGAAGTCTGAGCTATTGGATTGACGTTAACCATTTTAGTGAAAGAGCCGAGGAACTCAGGGCGCTGAAGACGAGCATCAGGAGAAACTACGCCAAAGAAAGAGCGAAGCACCTCTGTGTAACGACTACCACCGCGAGCAAGACGTTCATAGAACTTCTGCATTTGAAAAGCCGTACGAAGGCCATTGATAGTAATAGCGGAAATATCAGAAAGATCAGCAAGCAAGCCTGACCTGCTACTATCGGAAGTAACAAAAGCAGTTTGTCCAGAATCCCATTCGGAACCACTTTCAGTACGAAGAATCGCGCCAACATTGCCAGACATTGAAAGATAGCCAACTGCATTACCAGCGCTATTAGGAGCGAGACCAAGACGCTGACCATCACCAATAACAGGAGCGTTACCAGTTAATGAAATATTAACGCCAGGTCCTTTCTGCGTCCAAGGCAAAGCAGAGGTGAAGTAATCATGACGCTTACCGCGAGGCGGACAGGCAAAGCCGGGAACAATATTGGTATCCGACGTGAAAACCCAAGAAGGCTGGCTGGAAGCACGGGAAGAATCCAATACTTCACTGGTATCACCTTTTTGAATCTTTACGGATTTCTGGAGGTTTTCGTCTCTAAACCATTCATTCCAAATAAGATAAACGCCACGAAATGGAAGAGCACTAATGCCAGATAAATTACCAGACGTATTCACGGGCAAACCGAAATAGTCCCAAAGAGAACCTATATAGGCATTTTCAGAGTTACCAGTAGCAGCAACAGTAGGGATGACATAATCAGTAGTATCTTCAGGGTCTTCCTGCTCAAAGCAGAAGTTTTGCCAGTGTTCCCAAACGAGACGGTTTGGTACAAAAAAGA